TTAATACTTTTTCAAATGAATAATCTCTGAAGGTACGCCGTAAGCAGCAGAAGCCTCATAAATAGTAGTGGTATTGTTCATATTTTCATATAAAAGCTCGTCTGGTATTAATATTTCAACAGCAAAGATATCTGCCTCAACCTCTATCTTATCTAATGAGAAAAGTGTGTTTTTTCTCAAGAAAGGAGTGTTTACCCTTGGATGCAGGATTGCGTGCCCTAATTCATGTGCACATATATATTTCTGCATCTCATTGTCTAAATTGTTGTTTATAAAAATATATTTATTCCTTTTATCATATTTATAAAAGCCCAAAATTTCCTCATGTAAGTCCCATGGAATGATGTGTATCTTCTTTAAAGATGCAAGCTCGAAGGGGTCAGAAGTTTTGTGCTTTGTCTTCATTTCATTCACTATGGTTTTGATCCATCCCAATGATATCGCCTCGCATCCCTACTCATTCTCTTTTCTATATTTATGAGGAACGTATTTTTTATTAATCCGTTGTGTTTGGCGAACAGCATATTCCATTGCCTCTAACAGTGATTCGATTGCTTCAGGACTCATAGGCTCTCCATTGAAACTTAACCCGTCTTCACTAGTTAGATCATTTTTTATTTTTTCCATTCGTTTAGCAATATCTTTTTCGTCTTTTTCAGAAAGAGGCGATAGGTTTGAAGAAACATACATTTTATCTTCAGATTGCCCAATCAATTCATTCATAGGAATTTTGAAAAACTCGCAAATCTTATCTAGCATGTCAAACCGTGGTTTTGCTATATCATTTTCCCAAGAATTATAACGCCCCCTTTTTATCCCCAATTTGTCTGCAACTTCATATTGACTAAGCCCTTTTTTATTGCGAAGGCTTTTCAGACTTTGTCCAAGAGTCATCATGGTCTCACCCCGAGTGAAAAATATTTTATCCATTTTTCGATTGACAGATAATATTTTTATCCAATATAATTTGATTATCTACTAAAAAGATATAAAATTTGGAAAAAATGTCATTTTATTATCCGATTATTACCAAAATGATAATTTTATTATCTTTTTTTATTATAAGAATATTAAATTATCTGGTCAATCTATTTTGATATTTTTTTGTGTAATTGGATAAATAAATTATCAATAGGAGGGTATATAAATGAATTGTAATGAAATCGAAAAACTGATTTATGATTATCATTGGTTACGTAAAGAGGTGAGCCGATTAGAAAAAATTGTTTTTGGATTTTCTGTACCTATAAAAAGTATCGGGGTCACACAATATGGAGTAGAAGCATCCTTGCCAAAAGGGAGTTTACTAAAGAGTGAAGCAGAACTAGCAGCATTAGATGTAAGGGAGAAACGATTATATAAACGATTAAACATGTATAGAAAAAAAGTATTTGCGATTGAAAAGATTGCAGAGCTTCATTTAGCAGATGATCAAGAACTTACACTGATGGATTGCATGATGGAAGGCATGAGCTATCGAGCGATTGCAGCCCATTTAGGACTTTCGAGAGAAAAAATACGAACTTTAAAGAACGAATTGATCGGCCATATCCACCAGAATTGCCACTTTTTGCATGAGTTGAAGGATGATAAATGTACAGTGTAAAATTAGATCAAGGCGGCAGGGTAATCACGAGTGACGCTATATTTAGAAATAGAACTTTTTAAATAAAAGGAAATATGGTAAAGCATAAAGAAAATGGAACCTATTTTTGGGGTAAAAAGGAAAATGTGGTCGCGTAAAAAGAAGATAAAACCCGTTTTTTGAAGAAAAGGAAAATGTGGTCACGTAAAAAGAAAATAGGCCCTGTTTATTGAAAAAAAAGGAAAATATGGTCACGTAAAAAGAAAATAAGACCCTTTTTTTGAATAAAAAGGAAAAAAAGGTCACATAAATAAAGATAAACCCGTTTTTTGAAGAAAAGGAAAAAAAGAATTGTCTAATGCAGAATTAAGCACTTGCTTATTTAAAAGAAGTGCTTTTTATTTTGGAATCGAGCTTAAGTAAAGTTAGAAGAAATGACCACCCATATCTGCCAAACCTGCCACTTTACGCATGAGTTGAAATGGAAGAAATCATGAGTGTAAAATGAGGTCAAGGAGATGAAGCAAGTATCTTACTTATTAAAAAGCTTTAGATTGTTGTTAAGCAAAAAGTGACTAATAGGGAAAAGATTGAGGCACTTATTTATGATAAAAGTAAGTGCTTTTTTATGGGGAATATTCTCAGTAATAATAAGTAACCAAATCTGCCAAACCAGCCACTTTATGCATGAGTTGAAACAGAGGAAATCAGCAGTGTAAAATGAGGGCAAGGAGATAAAGCAATTATCTTCCATATTAAAATTTAATAAAAAATTGTTTGTAAAGAGCACTTACTAAATAAAATGAGTAGGTGCTTTTTTGTTTGCCGTTTTAGTATTGTCGGCGTTAAAGAACAAGATAGTCGCAGTGGCTAGTGTTAACGAGCTTACTTGAAGGGAGGTGATTAAATAATGAAAAAATCTTTAAAAATCAACTTATAAATTTTTGAGTTGATTGATATACAGAGAGGAGGGAGTGAATGATCACCATAAATGATATGCGAAAAGCAGTAATTGCCACTTTAAAGACTTATTTTTCTTCAATAACTATATATGAAGAGCAAAAACAAGGCGTTGAGGGGCCTTGTTTTTTTGTTAAGCTGCTTTCAACTAAACAAATAAGGGAAATCAATCGGCGATATAAGCGCAGCCATTCCTTTGATATCACCTATTTGCCAGGTTCAGCGAGCACAATGGATGAAGTAGATGTAATTGCTGAACAGCTGTATCGGTATTTAGAGTATATCGAAGTAAGTGGCAGTTTGATCCATGCGCTAAGTATGAGGCACGAAATCATTGAAGGTATTTTTCACTTTTTTATTGATTACGATTTTTATGTTGTAAAAGAAAAAAGCATTCAAGTTAAGATGCAGAAGCTTGAACAGGAGGAATTTGTCCATGATTAAATCAAAGAATAAGGCAGGCTTTTCAAAAGAGCAGTTTCTAAATTCGGATAGCTACGCCGATAAAAGAGATTTACTTCAAACAGTACTTAAGGATGATGAAAAATATACGGCGGAACAAGCTGATAAACTAATCAGCGTTTTTTTAAAGAAGGAGGCTAAATAATGGCTGGAGGTACTTATACAGCGATGAATAAAGTAAGACCGGGTGTATACATCAATTTTGAAAGCGAACCAAAACCATTAGGTTCACTTGGTGAGAGAGGAATTGTTACATTTGCGCTTCCTCTTAGCTGGGGTGTGGAAAAAGAAGTGTTTGAGATTGAAGCAGGTGAAAATGTTAGAGCGAAGCTAGGGTATAGCATCACAGATCCAGAGCTATTATTTGTTCGTGAGGCATTGAAACGAGCAAGTAAAGTGCTTCTTTATCGATTAAATAAAGGAACAAAGGCGACAGCAACTGCAGATTCCCTAACGATTTCAGCAAAATATAGCGGGGTTAGAGGAAACGATATCTCGATTTCAGTTCAGAAAAATATCGATGATGCGACTAAATATGATGTCCAAACACTTGTTGAGGGTGCTGAAATGGATTTACAAACTGTAGAGTCAATCGAGCAGTTGCTTTCCAATGATTGGGTAAGTTTTAGCGGTACTGGGGTCCTGACCGAAACGGCAGGGATTTCTTTGGCAAATGGATCAGACGGCACTGCCACGAATCAGGATCATTTAGATTATTTAAGTGCCATTGAGGTTTTTGAATTTAACACGATTGGATTAACAGCAGCCGATACAATGCTGAAATCACTATATAGCTCATTTGTTAATCGCTTACGTAGCGATGAAGGGGTTAGGGTCCAGCTAGTTGTTGAAAATTATCCAATAGCTGACGGGGAAGGCGTCATCAGTGTGAAAAATGGAGTGATTCTATCCGATGGAACTGCGCTATCCGCTAACCAGGCAGTAGCATGGGTGGCAGGTGCAACTGCAGCGGCTGATGTCAATGAATCTCTAACCTACCAAGCTTATGATGATGCAGTAGATGCTGAGCCTCGATACACAAATTCGCAAATTGAAGCTGCTTTAAAGAATGGGGAGTTTGTATTTGTTCAAAGCAATGGCCTTGCGATGGTCGAGCAGGATATTAATACGCTTAAAAGCTTTTCGCCGAAGAAGGGAAAACATTTTTCAAAGAATCGTGTCATTCGTGTACTTGACGGGATTAATCAAGATATTAAACGGATCTTTGAAAAATTCTACATTGGAAAAGTAGACAATAATGCTGATGGACGCAACCTTCTAAGGAATGAATTGAACAACTATTTATTGATGCTGCAAAATCTTAATGCCATTCAAAATTTTGATGCGCAAAAGGATGTCACAATCCAAGCGGGCAGCGATTCGGACAGTGTTTACGTTGAAGTAAATGTACAGCCAGTAGACTCGATTGAGAAAATTTATATGAAAGTACAGGTGAAGTAACATGGCATTTTTACAAGCAAGAGATGCAATTTCTGGACAGGAAGGAAGAGCTTACGCAACCATAAATGGCAATGTGGAAGAAATGTTCTATGTTAAAACGCTAGAGGCAACCGTTGAAAAGCAAAAATCAGAAATGAAAGCTCTTGGCCGAAGAGGAACGCAGCATAAAGCGACTGGATGGAATGGCACAGGAAGTATGACTATTTACTATGTGACGACACGATTCCGCCAGCTGATGCTTGATTATATTAAAACCGGGAAAGATGTATACTTTGACATTCAAATTGTGAATGAAGATCCAACGTCAAGCATCGGAAGACAAACCGTTGTCTTAAAAAATGTCAACTTAGACAATGTGATTATGGCAAAGGTTGATACAGAAAGTGAATTTCTTGAAGAAGAAACTAATTTCACTTTTGATGATGTGGATATTTTGGAGAGTTTTGCAGCGCCAACAAATTAAGGGGGAAAAAGAGGATGAGTAAACTGCAGGCATTTTTTTCACAAAATGTTAAGTTTAATAAACAGCTAGATGTAATTATTTCTGAGAGATTTATTGATGAAAACGGTAAACTGATCCCATGGGAAATTCGATCGATGAGTGAAAAAGAGAATGAATTAATTAGAAAAAATACGCCGCGTGATAAAAAAGGGAATATTGAGGGAGAATCCTACGCTGCCAAGCTTGTTACCGAAAGTGTTGTTTTTCCTAACTTAAAGGATCCTGATCTTCAAAAGTCTTATGGTGTTATGGGAGCTGAGGATTTACTTAAAGAAATGCTTTTATCAGGTGAGTATTCAAGGCTTTGCCAAAAGGTACAAGAAGCAAACGGATTTGATGTCAATGAAATGATTCAATACGCAAAAAACTAATCAAGGAGGGCGATGCAGATGCAAATTATGCATACTATGCCCTCCATAAGCTCCGCATTCTTCCACATGAACTTATGAATATGAGTCTACGAGAAAAAGCAGTCATCTATGCGATGATTGATTATCGTATTGAACAAGATAGAAAGGAAGAAGCAAAAGCACGGATGATGTCTCGAAATAAAAGATAAGGTAAATGGAAAGCACTCAAGTAGGGTGCTTTTCTGCTTTTGAAAAGGTGGTGGGGAAGACGTCAATTAATAATATAATGAGCAGTTTTTCAAACTCATTACAAAATATGAATCAAAATATGAAGCAGACTAATTTTGCCATCGTAGAATTGAATCGCTCAATAAATCGGTTCACCAATCAGCTAGTAGGAACATTGCAAAGAATTGCAGCAGCTGAAGCTTCTCTGCTCAACTCCCAAAGTAATCCCCCTAACCAGAATGATGCAGGAAATGATAGTGGTTCTATCAGTGGCGGATTAGGTAAGGTTATAAATGGATTTAACAAAATATTAGGGACGGCAGAAAAAGTTTATGCAACTGTCGATGCCACAATGGCATTTGCGGACGGTATTACAGCCACTAATACACGTTTATCTTTTATAAATGATGGTTTAAGAACGCAGTCTCAGTTACAGCAGCAAGTTTTCGATGTTGCAAATCGTACTGCTACTAGCTATGAGTCGACTGCAGGATTTATTTCTGCGCTTGGATCAGCTACAAAAGGTGTTTTTAAGAATAATGATGATATGCTGTCTTTTACCGAAAGTTTTAACAAAACGCTTGATATAGGTGGAGTAGACAAAGGGACTAAGGATAATGTTAGTCAGCTGATGATTCAGGCACTTGGAAATGGAAAAATGCAAGATATTGGATTCAGAGAAATGAGTAAAGCGGCACCTGCTATTATGGATGTATTATCAGCGGGACTAAGTATTTCTGAAAATGAGCTGCAGAATTTGGGCGAAGAAGGAAAGCTGACAGCAGACATGATCGTAAAGGCTTTTGAAAATCAAAGCAATGTAATAGATGGTATGTTCAAACATATGCCTTTATCTTTTGAAGGGGCAACAAACATTGTGAAAAATAAAATCGTTGAATTTATTGGGAATCTCAATCAGGTTGGAGGACCACTAAGCTTAATAACAGAACAGATGAAGGGTTTTATAGCTTGGTTAAGTTCTGCAAATGGTGAGCAGTTTTTCAATGGTTTAGCGATGGGGATTGATCTTGTTGTAAGAGGCTTCGTATTCTTAACAGATGTTATTGGGAGAGTTTTAAACTTTGTTTTAACCTATTTGCCGGAGATTTCAGCTATGCTTTTGACTTGGGGAGCAACGCTAATCCCATCAATTATTGCCAAACTTTGGGGGATGGTGCCGCCAATTTTTGCACAAGCCATGGCATGGCTTGCTGCTAATTGGCCAATATTATTAATCGTTGCTGCGGTGGGTCTGTTAGTTTTTATTATTCATCAATTTGGCGTTACAGCAGATCAAATTGTTGGTTTCGTTGCAGGGGTTTTTACCTCTCTTTTTGCAACAATTTACAATAGTATCGCAATTATTTGGAACTTTTTTGCGATGCTAGCGGAATTTATAATAAATTTATTTAACGACCCTGTTTATGCAGTTAAGAAGCTCTTTTATGATCTCGTCAAAATGGCTGTGAATAATCTTTCCGCGTTAGCAGGTTCGTTTGATATGGTAGCTGATATTTTGGGAAAAGCTTTTGTAAATGGTGCAAATTTAGCAATAGGGGGAATTAATGCTCTTATTAGGGCTTTGAACAAAATTCCAGGTGTTGATATTCAAGAGGTCAAAAAGATTGAAAGCGGTGCTAGTACTAGACTATCTGACAAACTTAAAAACTTTGTTAATAATCTAGAAGAGCCTAAAAGTGATAAAAATATCGTTAATATCCCACGTATGGATTTGAAGTCAGTTCCTGAATCATTTCAAAAAGGCTACAAAACTGGCAGTGATTTCGTTAAAAACCTTGGGAAATCTGATGAACTTGAAAGTTTTGCAGGTAAAAACTTTTTTAAAGATAAACCGGGTATGCCAGGTGGCAATAATTTCACTAATATGAATAATGGCAGTAACGGCTTCACAAATATGAACAATGGCGGCAATCAATTACCTAACATCGATAAAGTTGGAGAAGTAGGGAAAATCAATGATACTGTAGATATTTCCAGTGAAGATATAAAAACGATGAGAGAGCTCGCAGAAATGAAGTCGATCCAGAATTTCGTGTCGCTACAACCGAGCGTGAAAGTGGAAGGGATTAGTGTTCGGGAAGAAGCAGACATTAATACAATTGTTGCGAGGATCGAACAAAAGCTGGAACAAGAATTTTATGCTGCAGCTGAGGGTGTGTATATGTAATGACTGATTATGAAATATGGCTTTCATTTAATAATGAAGCGGAGGGATTCCAGTTGCCTGAGAATCCCTCTTCTATTGAAATCAAGGATGCAAATAGTAACAAAATCTATCATATTTCAGGGGTAGGGGAAATTAATGTTTTAAAAGATTCATCACTGACTGAATATACATTTGAAGGTGTTTTTCCATCTCAGAAAAGTCCTTTCGTGATAGCAAAAAGAGCACTTGAACCAGAAAGCTATGTGGATTACATTCGGAAGTGGATGGCTTCGAAGCAGCCGATTCGCTTCGTCTTTACGGGTTCAACTTTTTCTATTAATACACTTGCAAGTATTGAAGCATTTGAGTGGAAAGAAGCTGGCGGTACAGTTGGAGACATTGAATATAAGCTGTCTTTGAAAAAATATGTGCATTATGCAGCTCAAAAGGTCAAAGTTGTCAATCAAGCTGCAGCAAACAAGCAAGCATCTCCTCGCCCGGATAATCGGGCTCCGGCAAAAACGTATAAACTAGTTAAAGGTGATAGTTTATGGAAAATTGCACAAAAATTTTTAGGCAGTGGCTCCCGCTATAAGGAAATACAAAAGCTAAATAATATTAAAGAGTCAGAGCTGCGAAAGCTTCCTATAGGACTGGAAGTAAAATTGCCTCCAAAGTAGGTGGTAGCAATGGAAATTTTATTAGATAACAAAAACGGGAATGTCTGGGATATAACGAAAATGGTTTCAAATGTTGCCTGGAAAACGACGAGGATTGGCCGTGCTTCTAGTTTGGAGCTGACGATGATCAAAGGCTCGCCAAATCAAGATAAAGCATTCCAATGTAATAATGGCGATGTCATCCGCTTAAAGGATGGAAATCAACCGGTGTTTTACGGCTATATTTTTAAAATTGGAAGCGGAAAAAGTGAAGAGGTCAAGATCACTGCCTATGATCAAATACGCTATTTAATGACAAATGAAACCTATGTAGGTAAGAATGTAACAGCTACCGAAGTAATTAAAAAAATAGCGAATGATCTTAAATTAAAGCTTGGTGTAATTGAAGATACAAAACACCAAATCCCAACATTGATAGAGGATGACAAAAAGCTTCTTGATACTATTTGTAAATCACTTGATTTAACATTAATCGCTACAACACAAAATTTTATTTTTTATGATCACTTTGGTGCATTAACTTTAAAAAATATTAAAAACATGAAGGTGGACGTTGTTATTGGGGATGAAAGCTTAATGCATGATTATAGTTATGAAAAGTCAATCGATGATGAAACGTATAATCGCATTAAAATCATTCGAGATAATAAAGAGACGGGAAAACGTGACGTGTATATTGCAGAGGATAGCAGCAATATTGCAAAATGGGGCCGTCTCCAACTCCTTCATAAGGCAGATGAAAAAATGAATGAAGCTCAAATTAATAATCTATTAGATCAATTGGTCACTCTTAAAAATCGGGAACATAGAAAAATAAAGATTAGTGCGATTGGAGACTTGCGGATACGGGCTGGTTGCTTTGTTCCAATTATTCTAAGTGAATTTGGTATCCGCCAGTATTTTTTAGTTGATGATTGTACTCACAGTTGGGAAGGGGCAGATCATACAATGTCGCTGGATCTGAAGGTAATTTAAAATGAGCATGATCAATATCATTAAACAAGCAGGGGTTGGAGCTATACACGCACAAAACCCTGTTCATATTCTATTTGGAACCGTGATAAAATCGAATCCTCTTGAGGTGAGTGTCGAGCAAAAATTCACTCTCACAGAGGATTTTTTAGTACTCACAGAAAGTCTGATCCGATATGAGGAGAAGGAGCATACTCATTCATCTGCAAATGGAGAAACGACACCGCCTTCTAAGCCGCTTATCATTAGAGCCGGTTTAAAAAATGGTGATAAGGTGCTCCTGCTGCGAGTGCAAGGCGGACAGCAATTTGTTGTCCTTGATAAGGTGGTGTGAACATGACAATCCCACAGTCTGAATTAATTGAAGAGCTTGAATTATTTAAGATGCCGAGCCTGACGTATAAGATTGATTTTCAGAAAAAAAGAATGTCTGGCATGACAGATCAGCTTGCTGCAATTAAGCAGGCAGTCTTTATTATTTTACACACAGACCGCTTTAAGCACATGATATACAGTGATCATTTCGGTATTGAATTAGAAAATTTAATAGGGAAGAACCCCAAATATGTGAAATCAGAGCTAACTCGACGTATAACTGAAGCGCTTCTTCAAGATGATCGAATAACTAGCATTGAAGAATTCCAATTTGTTTTTAATGAACATAACGTGCAAGTAACATTTACTGTCGAAACTGAATATGGAAGCTTTCAGGAAGCTACGGAGGTGAATTAGAATGTATGAACAGATGACACCTGAATATTTACTTGATCGCATGCTAAACAGGGTATCAGCCAATTTTGATAAACGTGAAAGCTCACCGATTTATACAGCCATTGCACCAATTGCCTATATCCTTGCTGAATTTTATGCAGATTTAGATGTACACAATAATCTATCATTTGTTGATTCAGCGGATGGAGAATATTTAGCAAGAGGGACAAGTGAGCATGGGATAAATAAAAACCTTGCTACCTTTGCCAAAAGAGTAGGAAAGTTTTTTGGAGCGAATGAAGCTCCAATGGATGTCCCAATTAATAGCCGCTTCTCAATTGGTCATTTATATTATCTAGTTGAAAGCAGGCTTGGTTTAGGTGAGTTCATTTTGAAATGTGAGACAGCAGGGACTGCAGGGAATGAACAATTTGGTGTACTGCTTCCAGTTGAATACATTGCTGGACTAGTTGAAGCACAATTAGCCGACGTACTGATCCCTGGTGAAAACGAAGAAGAAGATGAGGCTTTGCGCGAACGATTCTTTGAAGAAGTAAATGAGGAACCTTTCGGAGGCAATGTTGCAGATTATAAAAAGATGCTCAATACGTTAGATGGCATCGGAGGTACAAAGGTTTTCCCGGCATGGCAAGGCGGAGGTTCTGTTAAATGCTGTGTTCTTACAAGCGAATTTAATGAACCCACTCCAGATTTTATTCATGAAATACAAGAAAAAGTAGATCCAATCCCTGTTCAGGGACAAGGACTCGGTCTTGCGCCAATGAACCATTTTGTAACGATTACGGGTGCGGCTAAAGTTCTCTTAACTATTGAGTCAACGATTACCTTAGCGAATGGTGTAACAATTGGTCAAGTAGTAGGTGACATTGAAGCGATATTAAAGGATTATTTTCTATCTCTGCGTAAAAATTGGAAGAATGAAGCTAAGACGATTATCCGTTTATCTCAAATTGAAGCGCGGGTTTTAACGATCCCTAATATTGTGGATGTAACAAATACGACTATAAATGGTTCTTCAGTAAATGTCGAACTAAATGCCGAAAAAATTCCTTTCTTGGACCAGGTGATTTTAAATGGCTGAAGTATATTTACCCCATTTACAGCCAATTTTTCATGACATCCCTGAGTTTATGGAAATTGCTATAACTGTTGATAAAGAGGTTCAAATGCTTGAAGCGGAAATAGAACAAGTCTTTCGTAATCGTTTTGTGCAGACCGCTAACGAATACGCAATTAAACGTCGTGAAAAACTGCTTGAAATTCAAGCGGATCCAGAAACGGAAAGCTTAGACTTTCGAAAAAGAAGAATAATTAATCGTCAATCAACGAAAGTACCTTTTACCCTACGATTCCTTCAAGATAGGCTCAACTTTTTAGTAGGAGAAGGGCGAGCAGCAGTCTCTGCCGATTGGCTTTCCAGCATTTTATCAATAGCAGCTGATATAGGTGATGCGAAGGTTTTTAAAGAGGTTGAGCACACGATTAAGACAGTAAAGCCCGCATGCATGGTCTATCAACAGCAAACCGCATTAAGCAACACGATTTTGTTCAAAGAGCATATTTCCATGAGGCAAGTTACGAGAATGACAAGGCTCTCAACTACATGGAAGCTCGGCAGCACACCATTTGCTGCAGGAGGAAAGGAGGTGATCATTAAGTGATTACCCAGGAATTTTTAAGCGAAGTGGCGATCTTCACAGATCTGAAGATTAATAAGGTCGTATTAAATGGAACCTATCAAGTTCCTAATTTTGATCTAAAAAAACTAGCAGCAAATGAGCTTTCGATGAGATACACGGTACCGTTTGGCGCTGTAGAAACTATTCAACAAATTGAACTAAAAGATGAATTGGATAATGTCGTTACTTCGAACAAAGTATACGTTCCAATCTCATCAGATACGATTCTTTCACAGACTATATTTGTAAAGGAGGCATAATAGATGAAATTTCAGCCGAAAACAGACTGGAAATATGATGATACTCCAACGGAGGGAGACTTTAATCGGATTGAACAGGGGATTGTTGAAGCTCTTAAGAGGGGGGAAGTGAATAATGAAGGGTTGGTGGTTGTAGAGCAGCTCATTGGTACTCATTGTGCTGATAGAACGAATCCGCATAATGTTACAACTTCACAAATTAATAAGATTGAAAAAAATAGTAATAATAATATATCTCCATTATCTAACTTTTCAGAGGGAATTACGATCATGGAGTCAGATTTAATGGAAAATGGCTTCCCTTTTCAGTGGGGTACTCTTACGACACACAGAGTATTAGAGTATGGTTGGCAATTATTTTCAAAGGATAATAACATCCTTCACACAAGGACATGGAATCCTGATACAAAAGCTTGGCAAAATTGGTCACAGATCGAAACTACCACAGGCGCACAGTCAAAGGCGAACAAAGCGGAGTTGAATGCTAAAGATTATATTGATCAGCAAATTGCTGGTATTGAGTTTGATGATATTGATAGAGAGGCTGCTGACATTTCTTATTATGTGAGAACTACAGGTAATGATGATAATGATGGTAAGAGTGAGGCAACAGCATTTGCTACTTTAGGAAGGGCATTAAGGGAATGGAAACCAATAACAATTGGTGGCAAACGTACATTTAATATTGGTGAAGGTGTAGAACTTTCTGAGAGCTTGACACCGATTCATAGAGAGTTAGTAATAAAAAATAAATTCGGTGGTGATTTTGTCTTTAATTTTAATAGTGCTCATGCTTTAAATATTGTATTTGAAAACCTTCAGTGTAAAATAAGGGTAGAAAACTTTGAAAAATATAATTCTAATATTCTTGAATTTGGTATGGGGGAAGGATGTTACGTTGAAAACTGCCAAATGGTGGATTTTAATAATGTGACATGTAATTTGAGTGGAAAAGAATCTTCGTATGCAGCTTTCTATTTTTCAAGATCAAGAGGTCGTGTTGGGGAAGCTACTTTTACAAGTTATAGACCTTGGATAATTGCTGCTGACGCTCATTCTTTTGTCTTTGTATGGATGCCGAAAGGAACGATGAGAGATAATACCGAAATTCCTTATAGAGCTTCTGGTGGTGCTATAATTGATGTATTAGGCAATCAAGTTACGAATGCAACTGTTTTGAAAGAGGAAGAAGATGCTGGAAGAGTATTTGGTGTGTAAAATGTCCTTTAAACAACTTGTTAAGTGTTTAATTTTACATGGTGAGAGCATAGTATCCATGAAATTTTGTGGTGTAATGAGAATAAATGTATTATTAGATGGGGGAATAAGGAAGTAATAAGAAATATTTAGTTCAATAGGGTTCAATCTTGGATTCTTTTTTATTTATATCGAAAGGAGGCTACAAATGAACGAACTAAACCTAGTCCAAAAAGACATTGTTACACTCAAAACCTCCGTCGAAGACATGAAACAGGATATTCGCCAGCTTCAGGATAAAACACTAATTCATGATCGGGATATTCGTGAGATTCAGTCGGATTTAAAGGATATAAAAGAGGATACGAAATGGCTACGGCGCGCAATCACCAATGCATTTGTTGTTGGGCTGATTGGAGGAGCAGTGGCTATTTTTTATGCAGCCATAAATTTTAATCTGTAAGAGGCGAAATGATTATGAAAAAGGATATTGCTACATTGATCGGGGGCTTTTTGACAGCCCTTTTCTTCTTTTTTGGAACGATTGGCATCTCGTTTGAATGGTTTACGCAGGACAGTATTAATGCTTTTGTCGTTTTGATTTCTGCCGCTATTGCTTTAGGGATCAATTTATATGCTGTTTATAAAAATACGTATGCGTTAACTAAGAAAGCAAAGCTTCAGAAAGAAATTCTAGAGCGCCACAATCTTAAATAAACAGCTTTATTAAAAATATTTGTAAGTGGTTTATTGTGTACAAGCTTTATGATTATAACTTTCAAATAAAAATATGAGGTGATTAATAATGGCAAAAATATTTATCGATCCAGGTCATGGAGGAACAGATTCAGGTGCAGTTGGAAATGGTCTTCAGGAAAAGAACATTACACTGCAGATTTCTACAAGAATTAGAGATATTCTTTTAAATGAATATGACAACGTATCAATCAGAATGAGCCGAACAGGTGATCAAACGGTTTCTTTACCTGAACGGACGAATGCTGCGAATGCCTGGGCAGCAGATTTTTTATTGTCTGTTCATATTAATGCTGGCGGGGGAACAGGATATGAGGACTATATTTATCCAGGGGTAGGAACACCGACCACAACCTATCAGAATAATATTCACACTGAGGTCTTGAAGTTAGTTAATTTCTCAGACCGAAGCAAAAAGACTGCGAATTTCCATATGCTTCGTGAATCCAATATGCCAGCGGTGTTAACGGAAAATGGGTTTATCGATAACGCGAATGATGCGGCTAAATTAAAGACAAGCTCTTTTATCGAAAGCATTGCACGTGGTCATGTAAATGGGATCGTGAAAAGCTTTAATCTTCCTAAGAAGTCAACAGCTGTGTACCATATTGTTGTACAAGGCGATACAGTATATTCTTTAGCTCAAAAATATGGAAGTACCGTTCAACAGATTAAAGATTGGAACGGGCTTGATGCGAACTATACCATTTATGTTGGTCAAAGACTTCGGGTGAAATAAACTAAGAAGTACTTCTCAAAGAGTTTCCGTGCTCCTTTTCATTGTTTAGTTAGTTTCTCATACGGCTCGCTCAGTCGTAAAAGAAAAACAAATGGACATATGGAACCGCCAACACGGTTCCATATGTATGTTGGAGTACGAAGGAGAACCCCCTCGTACTCCTAATCAGTATTGTATCTTGTGACATTGGAAGAGTAATCCAAATTTAGACGATCTGATTCTTATGAATGAAAGTGCATGTATTAAAACTTTTCATTCACTTCCCATGATTCAACCATTTGATAAGCTGTTTGCGGATTATATCCTTTTCCAATCAAATAGGCGATGGCTGCTACTTCAGTCATTGCATGAGAATATGACGTAAATGCTGCTTCTTTTAAACCATAATCAACAAATGGTGTGACGGCATTTAATGTTTCGCTCTTTAAATCCCTATAGGGCATATAAACAGGGTAATAAGGTGATGGATTATAATACAT